CGCTTCGCACGGCGGCTCCCCGCCTACAAGGGGGCCATGCGGGCGGTAGCCGAACGGCTGGCGCGCGAAGAGGAACAGAGCAAGGAGCGGCGCGGCCTGGCGGGGAAGACCATCGTCCCCATCCGGTCCGGCAGTACCGGCGGAGCGGAAGGCCTTCCCGCCGGATTGATCGACTTCGAGTAAGGGAGGGGGCGCCGTGGCCGCGGGATTCGAGATCGCCGAGGGCTACCTGGAGATCAACGCCGACGTTGACGGCGCCCTCACCGACGTGCGGAAGTTCTTCGCCGAGGTCGACGGCGAGCTGAAGGCCGAAGAGAAGGCGTTCGCCAAGTCCGGCGAGAAGTCCGGCAGCAACTACGCCAAGGCCATCGGCAAGGCCACCCCCGAGGTGGAGAAGACCTTCCGGGGCATCACGGAGAAGGCGCTCAAGGCCGCCGAGGACGAGAGCAGCCGCCGGGGCGGGCTGCTCGGCATCCTGACCCGCGGTGGCAGGAGTGGTCGCGGGGGGAACCCGTTCTCCCTGGCCCGGCTGCTGCCGAGTCCGAGCATCCTGAAGCGCCTCACCGGCGGGCTGCGCAGCGCGTTCTCCGGTGCGGGTAACCTGCTCGGCGACCTGTTCAAGGGCGGTAAGAGCCTCTTCAAGGGCATCACGACCGGCATCTCCGAGGCGTTCTCGACCGGCTTCGACCAGGCCAAGCAGATCTGGGAGAACGTGTCGGGCGCCTTCCAGAAGATCGGCGGCATCGCCTCCGGCATCGGCGGCGCCGCCCAGGCGGGCGGCATGGCGCTGCTCATCCCGGTCGCCATCGGCCTAGCGGGCGCCCTCACGCAGCTGGCCGCCGCTGCGCTTGCGGCCCCGGCGGCGCTCGGTGTGCTCGCCGCCGCCATCGCGCCGCTGGTCGTCGCCTTCAAGGGCTTCGGCGAGGCCGTGTCGGCGGGCCTGTCCGGCGACGTCGACCAGTTCAATGAGGCCCTGAAGCACCTGGCGCCGAACGCGCAGAAGGTCGCGAAGGAGTTCGTCAAGCTCGGCCCGGCCCTGTCGAAGATCAAGCAGCAGACACAGAACGCCTTCTTCGGCCCGCTGGTCGGCCAGCTGGGCAAGCTGGGCACCACGCTATTCCCGGCACTCGCGACCGGCATGTCGCTGGTCGCCGGGGAGCTGGGCCGCCTGGTGAAGCTGTTCGTCGGGCTGCTGTCCGCGCCGGACACCATCTCGATGATCAACGACCTGTTCGCCACGACGGGTCGCATCGTCCACGAGTTCGCCGAACCTTTCGTGAACTTCCTGGGTGGCGTGTTCGACCTGATCAAAGCAGGCCTGCCCTGGGTGGAGCGGTTCGCCGGGGTGCTGGCCAACGGGCTGCAGGCGGGCGCCAACTGGCTGGAGAAGATCAGCGCGCCGGGCGGCAAGCTCGGCGGCTGGCTGGAGCGCGCGTGGGACATCGGCAAGAAGCTGTGGAACGTGCTCAAGGGCGTGGGCGAATTCGCATTTACGCTCCTGAATTCGTTCGGTGACGAGGGCACCGACACGCTCAACGGCATGGGTAACGCCATCGCCAAGGTCAATGAGTACCTGAAGTCGAAGGATGGGCAGGAGACCCTGCACAACCTCGGCGTACTCATTCACTGGGCGGGCAACGCCATGGTGTTCCTCATTGAGAACACCACCAATGCATACAAGGGCCTCAATAAGTTCTTTGCCTTCATCCGCGGTATCGGCCCCTTCTTCTCGAAGCTGGGCTCCGACATCGCCGACATCGCGAAGGCCATCGGGCACTGGTTCGCCAACCTGTGGCGGGACATCACCGGCGGCGTGTCCGGCGCGGCCTCGTCCGTCGGCGGCTTCTTCGCCGGAATCGGCCGGTGGTTCGCCTCCGCCTGGGACTCGGTGGTCAGCTTCGGCGGCATGATCATCGACTGGTTTGCCGCTCTGCCGGGCCGCATCTGGGGGTGGATCAAGGCAATCCCCGGCATGCTGGTCACGCTCAGCTGGCAGATGTACGACGCCATCCTGTTCGGCATCGGCTACCTCGCCGGTGTTCTGGTGAAGTTCTGGCTGCACGACCTGCCCGGCTGGATCGTCGGCGCGTGGAACTGGGCTGTGTCGGCCACCCAGGCCGGGGCGACGGCCGTGATGACCTTCCTCAGCAACCTGCCCCGCCAGATCGGGGAGCAGCTGTCCGCCCTGGGTGACGCCATCGGCGGGTGGTTCGGCCGGGCCTGGGACTGGGCTGTAGCCGCAACCATCAGCGGGTGGAACACGTCGGTCGAGTTCACCAGGTCACTGCCGGGCCGGATCTGGGACATCCTGTCCGCGCTCGGCGACGCCATCGGCGGGTGGTTCACGCGCGCCTGGAACTGGGCCGTCGAGTCCACCAAGTCTGGCGTCCACAGTGTGCTCGACTGGTTCTACAACCTGCCGAAGTCGATCGGTAACGCCCTGTCCGGCGCCGGAAGCTGGCTGTACAACGCGGGTAAGGACATCCTGCGCGGCCTGGTCGACGGCCTGCGAGACACGCTGGGCTGGGCGGTCGAGCGGGCGCGCCACGCGGCCAGTGAGATCAAGAAGGGCTTTCTCGATGCGCTCGGCATCGCCTCCCCGTCGCAGGTCATGCGCATGGAGGTCGGCCGATGGATTCTGCCCGGTGTCATGCAGGGCATCGACGACACCAAGCCCCGCTTCGACGATTACCTGGGCGCGTCGGCGGACATGATCCGCAACGGGTACGCCCCGGTCGTCAACGTTGCCGCGCCGAGCGTGTCCGTCGGCGGCACCACACTGCTGGTCGACCTCGGCGACGGCATCCGCCAGGCGGTGCCGGTGCAGATCATGCGCAACCCGGCCACCGTGTCGAACGCCGCCCAGGTCGGCGACCGCAGGCGCGCAGGCTGGGTGAACACCGGCCGGACCACCGTCGGCGGCAGCCGATGAGAACCGACGAGAGCCGACGGGGGATGACGTGACCGACACCCGCATGTATCTGGGGCGCCCCGGCGCGCTCGCCGCGATCCGCAGCCCCCGCGGTGCTGTCGAAAGCACCCGGGTCCGGCGCACCGCCACCTTCGAGCTGGGCACCGGCGGCGTGTCCGTCGACCAGATGGTCGGCGGCGCCCGCACCTGGACGATCAACTACGAGCAGCTGCTGTATGCCGACTTCGTCACGTTGCAGGCGTTCCTCGACGGCCACGAGGGCCCCGGCCCGTTCGCGCTGCTCGACCCCGGCCACCGCAACATGCTGCCCGCGAACATCTCGGCGGCGACCAGCGTCACCAACTCGGTGGCGGGCGTCCGTCCCGTCGGCGGCTTCCTCGTACGCAGTGTTGACGACGACTTCAACCGGGCCCCGGCGGCCAGTGCCTGGGGCGCTGCCACCACAGGGCAGTCGTGGAGCCTCGTCGGTGGCGTGACCAGCGACTACAACATCGTCACCGGCGGCGTGGCCACCATGAAAATGACGTCGGTCAATGTCATCCGGTCGGCGATCATCGACACCGGGCACACCGACTTCGACTTCACCACCGACGTCAGCTTCGACGTGGCCACGCCGACCGGCGCGCCGATCACCCAGTACCTCTACGGCCGGTACTTCGACAGCAACAACTACTACCAGGTCACGCTGCAGACCAGCACCGCGGGCGTGGTCACCATGCAGCTGGCCAAGCGGGTCGGCGGCAGCGGCTCGACGATCGGCAACGCGGTCACCCTCGACAGCAGCCACGCCGCGGGCGACCGCTGGCGGCTGCGTTTCCAGGGTATCCAGGGCGGCGGCACCTGCGCGCTGAAGGTGTCGGCGCGGCTCGTCGTCAGCGACGACATGACCACCACCGACGACTGGCTGATCCAGCAGAGCGACAACGCCCTGACCACCGGTACGAGTATCGCCCTAGCCGGGCGCCTGGAGGCCAGCAACACCAACACGCTGCCGGTCACCTACACCTGGTACGGCATCACCGCCGAGAGCATGAACACCACCGAGTCGAGCAGCACGGCGTACACCGACGCCGGGCCGCGCGTGCTCGCCGTCAACTTCTCGGCCGCGCCGAGCGGCTCCGGCGCCGTCAGCGTCGGCATGTCGTGGCCCTCCTCGACGTTCTACTCCGGCGTGCCGGTCGTCGCCGGGCGGGCGCTGTGCTTCTCCTGCTGGGTGCGCGGCGGCGGCACCGACCCGATCACCACCTGGACCGCGAAGATCATCTGGAAGGACGCCACGGGGCTCGTCACCGGCTCGACGACGACCGGGTCGGGGGCGGTTGCCTCCTCGGCGGGGGCCTGGGCGCAGCTGTACGCGCAGGGCGTCCCGCCCGCGGGCACCGCCTACGCCGACGTGCGCGTCGACTACACCTCCGGCGCCCTGTCCGGGGCCGTCGCCTACTTCCGGCGCTTCATGCTCAACGAGGGCACCACCCCCGACACGACCTGGGCGCCCGGCACCGGCATCTTCCCGGTCCGGTTCACGAGCATGCCGGAGGCGTGGCCGTTCCAGTCGCCGGAGCTACGCGCCACCCCGGTCGTGACACTCCAGGAGGACGTGAGCTAGATGCAGACCGCCAGCAGCAGCTTCACCTCCGCGGTCGAAACCCACCGCACCTGGACCCCGCCGCGCCTGCGCGCCGACTGGCGCCTCGACGGCTACGACGGCGACGGCACCATCGATGACCTGTCCGGGCAGATCAGTGCGTCATGGGAGGTGGCGCACACCCTCGACGACGGCTACCCGACGATCGTGAGCTTCGTGTCCGGCACGTCGGTGCCGGAGCTGCGGACCGATCTCGCCGGGCGGAACGTCGCCGGGGCGCCGATGACGGCGGCCGCCTACTGGTCGCCGATGCGCAGCGACTCACCGGTCTACGGCCTCGACCGGGATGTCGCGCCCCTCACCCTCGACGTGGGCCTCGTCACCGCGAACGGCCCCGAGTATGTGCGGGTCTTCACCGGGCAGATGGCGAACACCCCGGTCAAGAGCGGCGCGGTACGTCTCGAAAGTGTCTCCGCCACCCGGCTCGCCCTCATGCGCCCGGTGCAGCCTCCCGCCTTCAACTACACCGGCGGCAAGGGCATCCGCGCATCCTGGCTGGCCTCGTGGTGCCTGTTCCAATGCGGCATCTACGCCGGACCACGCATCCGCGAAGGTTCCACCGTCTGGTACAGCCCGAACCACGGCAGCCTGTGGCGCTTCCTCGACGGCAACTTCCCGAACGGCAACTCTGTCGACACGTTCACCATCGACACATGGAACGCCATCGAGGTCGACCCGACCGGAGCGCTGACGTTCGCCTACGAGGTCGACTGGGTTCCCGGGCCGTATGTGGCCGCCCCGGCGTTGCAGCTGAAGACGGCGCTGTCCCGGCGGGCCTATCAGGCCGAACTGCCGTTCGGCGACACCGCCCAGCCGGGCACCTCGGACGTGCTGTCCCAGGCGAACGCCCGCGCGCGCATGGAGCTGTGGATTCGCGGCGACGCCGCCGACGTCAACACCGCCCCGGGCGGTTCCGGTGGTGTGTCCCGGCTGATGGGCTTCCAGCTCACCACCTCCGCCGCGGGCAACCCGTACGCACAGCTGGGCGTCGGCACCGACCGTAAGGTATACGTGACGGTCTATGACGGCACGAACACCCGCACCCTGAAGTCCACCGGCACACTGCCGACCGACGGCGCCTGGTACTTCGTCGGCGCCGCCTACGACCTGGCCGTCGACAAGCTCTGGGTCAACCTCGGCGGCACCGTGGAGTCCTCATCGCCGGGCACGATGAAC